TCACCCTTGAGCCTTCCTGAATGCCGCGGTGGTAGCGGCAGCAAGATCTTCCCTCTGACCGTCAAGCTCGTGCCGATACACTCCGGCAGTGTCCATGTTCTTGCTGTGACCGACCAGCATCTTCAGCTGGCTGTCGGTCAATACGCCGGATTCAATGCTGACGAAAGTGTGCCGCATCTCATACAGCGTGACCTGAGGCTCAATGCCATTGTCACGCTGGTACTTCTTCCAGCGCTTGAATAAAGCTCTCTGGTTCGGGATCTGGAACAAAGGGGTGGTATAGTTCAGCGGGATACCGGAAGCCTTCAGCAAGGCCACCTGCGCTTCGTAGGCCTCACGGGCTTCCTCGCCCATGTCAAATGAGCGAATGGCGTTTTCGTTCTTGCCGGTGGTTTCCTCATCCAACCTGTTGATGCTGCGGCGCAGATTGACCGTGTTCCCTTTGACGTCACCATACCAGAGCCCCACAAGTTCACCGGGGCGTACACCTGTAGCAACTGCAAACCGGTAGGCATAGATATACTCGTCAAAGACCAGCTTGCCATAGTAAAGGCGGGTGTCCACATCAAACAGAACTTTCAAAGCGGTCGGCTGTAAAATCTTTTTCTTCCCCATGCGGGCATTCTTCGGGATAGACAGCTCAGGGAACATCGTACTGTACCTGTTCCGGCGGCACCATTTCAAAAAGCTGATCTCCGTTGAGCGGATCGTCATAATGGTCTTGCGGCTCAAAGGCTTGTCGCTTGACCTACGCTGACGCTCCTTTTTAAGGCATCGCTTTTTGAAAGACATATTGATGGCCTTTTGCAGATCGCCTTCGGTCAGCTCGTCAATGCGGATGTCCCCACAGACAGGCAGAATATAGTAATCTCCGTATTTCTTGCACTGCTCAACATAGGACGTCCCGCAGGTCAGCTTCAGCTCTTCCACCCACTCGGCATAGAGCGTGGCCACCTTCTTCCTGCCGTCCCGGATGCTGTCGTCAAGCCAGGCATCGGCCTTTGCGTTGGCTTCCCGTTGACCGGTGCGGCCGGGTGTGCTGCTGTAAAACCGTTTGCGGGTGCCGTTCTTCTGCACCGCAATGCACCAACGCTTTTCCTTCTCGACCCAAAATGCCGTGTTCGTTCTCTTTTTCATTGTTTTCACCTCCAAAAGGGTACACTTTGACAAGCCTGCCCGAAGGTGGTACAATACAGTTGCTTAGGCTGGTATTGTTCCTCGTGAGCAAGCCATTCTTTCGCGCCCTGCCGGTTGCCGCCGGTGGGGCGTTTTTGTTTATTCAAAAATCAGGATGCCTTCCGGCCTTCGCTCTTGCCGGAAGAGATATAATGCTCGTAGTATTTCTGGTTATCTTCGCCAAAAGCGGCAACCAGATCAGGATTATTTGCCTTGTAGGCGGCAAGGTTAAATGCACTGCTGCCCTGACGGCCCTCCTTCATGCCGCTGTTTACGAAATGCTCCAGATACTTCCACTGGTTATCTCCAAACAGGGCAGCCAGATCGGCGTTGTGCTCTTTGTAATACTGATAATCGTAAACAGGGGCGTATTTGCTGGTCAGCACATAGTAAGGCTGATTCGTCGGGTCGCTTCTGAAGTGACCCGAATACAGGGCTTTTTGATTGACGGTCTCTTTGCTTCCGTCCATATAGATGATATCCGCCTTAGTCACGGCAATGTCGTCGATCGTGCTGTTGTACCAAAGGCAATCCCATTCCACTGCTGCATCGTAAATTGCATTCTGGAGTTCGTCATCTGTCAGATAAGTAGTGGAATCCAGCTGACCCAGCGTCTTGGAATGGTCGATCACAGACAGAACTGAGGACGGCGTGTAGGAATCAACATAATAGGCATTACCGTCCTTGTCCAAAAAAATTCTATGCCCGTTGCGCTCTTCAGCGCCAAAGTAATAATTCGTGGCAAGCTGCTGCTGTGCCTGGAACGGTCCAAAATCTCCCATGGATGCAGGAGAAGTCACAGTGTTTGCGACCGTTCGGTCAAATCTTGTCGGAGCGATCGGCCCTACTACCTGGGCCGTTACTGCCGAACGGCCGCTGATCGTGCAGGAAGTTCTATCACCGACCGCATTAAGCGGAACCAGCGTGAACGTAACGTATTTAATGGTTTTGTTTGAATTATTCCGGAAGCAGACCGTGGGGCTGACGCCGTCAAAAGCGTCGACCGTAAAATAGACGTCGGTGAGCTCGACCGCAGGCTTTGCCGCAAAGGCACCGCATGCGAGAATCGTCATCAGCGCCAGTGTAAAAACAACGCCTAAAAGCCTTTTTGCTGACTTTTTCATGATTTTCTCCTTTTCTGTTGAAAAAATCCAATTTTTCTGTGGATTTTTCAAACCTTTTCAGTTGTCAAAAATTGTTGTGTGCAACTCCCAATGGTTGTATAATGTTCTCGAAAATAAAACTGCTTTGGAGGGCAGCAACATGACACGACAAGATTACATCAACGCTATTCTGAAACTGCTGGAAAAAGCCGATTTCCGCCAGCTGCGGCTTGTGTGGGTGTACGCAAGCCACCTGATCGGATAAGCCGCCAGCCACCACGCGAGGGAAGCCTTTACGGGCTTTCCTCTTTTTTTTGCGTCAATTTTTCGGCCATACGTTCCAGCAGCTCCCAGTCCGCCGGGCTCAGACCCGCCAGCATTTCAACAAAGCGCTTTTTAAAGGTGTCGCTGTCATCCTTGGTCAGGTCAGCCAGGAAGGCCGCTACCTGTTCGGACTGGGCGTCCTGCACAAACATTTCACCTTCGCCGGTACGCAGCCACGCTTCCCGGACGCCGAACTCCCGGCAGATGTCGCTGATCGTGCGGTCGCTGGGGGTTCTGGAGCCATTTTCAAGCATCCATAAATAATTACGGGAGAGATTGATTCTGTCCGCAAACTGTTCCTGCGTCAAGCCTTCGTGTTTTCGGACGGCTTCGATTCTTGCGTTCATTTTGTTCACCTCCTTTCTGTTCTCTTCAATTCGTATTATATTCCGTAAATCTAACTGTGTCAACATTTATTTTTGACCTTCTTCAAAATCCAGGCTTGAAAAATCTAACAGAGTGTGCTATATTGTTCTCACAAAGTTAGCAAATCAATGCCAACCAAGTCAACGAAAAGGAGGTGAAGAAGATGAAGAACAACATCCAGAAAGAAATCCAAGAGCGCCGCGAACACGCCGAGCGCTTAAAGAAAATCGCCCTCAAGCTGTTCGAGCAACTCAAGAGCGAAAAGATTGATTTTTCGGACGCGGAACGCATCGTCAGTATGCTGTCGGCATCCGTGAAATCGGAGCGGGACAATCGGATGCTTTAATCCATGCTGTACGGACTGAACAGTTCATCGTCCGTCAGTTCAATGAGTTCATCCAGACAGGCTCTGTACCAATGTGCCAGCGCGCAGGCCGCCTGTGCAGGATCATCCAGATCAAGATTCTGCGGATGCTCTCCACGCTGAAGCGCAATCTGCAGCTTATTGTTGGCATAAGCTAATGCCAGATTGTGCCGCACCTTATTTCCGTCATTCACAGCGCTCACCTCCCTTCCTGTTTTTATCTATTGTACCGCAGACGGGAGCGCCTCACAACCCACCCGATGATGGCCCGGCGGCACGGGCCGAAACCATTCCGGTGACGCCGCCGGGATGGTCGTGGGAGCCACCCACAGAAAGGAGTGCTGACTATGGCACGCAAGAACAATTCCCTGAACCCCGCTGTGTACGGTCTGACGCAGCAGGACGTGGATCGCGTGATCCGCATCCACTCCATGTGCAAGGACATGGACGAGGACGCATTCGAGCAGATGGAGACCGCTGCGGCATCCATCAATCTGGTGGCCAGTCTGAAGAATCTGAACAACCGCCCCGTGGCATGAAAGGAGGTGAACTACATGGACAACAACAAAAAGCCCAGCGAACCGCTGGAGACGGAACGCTGGACTTTGAAGAATGCCTCGACCGAACAGCTCGTTACAGAACTATCAAGTCGAGAAGGTGTGGCATCTTACCGTGTCGAGCCGTATCAGTTCAAGACAGTAACTGCCGAGGGACCTGCGCTTGTTTTTATCGTCACCGATTAAGCAATGCGGCTATACGGATACACGTTACGAATGTAAACATGGAAATACTTACCGTGCGAGGAAGCAGCCATCAGCCCTTGATAGACACTTTCCGGCACGCCGGTGTATTCGTAAATGCGTCCGCCGTGGAATGCGATGCAAAGAATACCATTCTCATAGCCAACGCTTTCCAGATTCGACGAAGAAACGGGAATCATCCGCATAATTTTCACCTCCTTTCCGCTCAAGTATACCGCAGAAGGGAGCCACCCACAAGGAGGTACATATTCACCATGAACGACTTGACCACATTCACTAATCCCGAGTTCGGGCAGGTGCGCACCGTCGAGATCGACGGCACACCTTGGCTCGTCGGCAAGGACGTTGCCGTGGCGTTGGGATATAAGAATCCCGGCAAGGCCATCATTGCCCACGTCGATGAGGAAGACAAGCGGCTTGAGATGCTGCCGCAGGAGACAGATTCCCAAAATGGGAATGCGTCCCCCGCATCCAAGACCGCTCTTATCAACGAAAGCGGCCTGTACAGCCTGATCCTGAGCAGCAAGATGCCCAAGGCAAAGGCTTTCAAGCGCTGGGTGACCAGCGAGGTGCTGCCCGCCATCCGCAAAACAGGCGCTTACGAGAGCTTTCAGGCACAGCAGCACATCGAGCAGCTGGAAGCCACCAACACCCGGCTGAACGCCGCCATTCAGGCGGTGGGCACCGCAAAACAGCAGCTGGCCGACGTCATCAGCCTGCGCAACGACTTCATCGAGCACCGGGACAACTACAAAGCCCGGTACATGCAGGCCAAGACCGACTACAGCAGGATCTGCGACAGTCTGCGGCAGGCCGAAGGCCTTGTGGCCAAGGCACAAGCCGATCTGGACAGCCGCATCGACCAGCTGAGCATCGTGGCCTTTGGCCTGCCCGGCTTCGACGAGATCATGAACGCCGTCATCGGCACATTGCCCGCCAAGAAGGAGGGATAAAATGTTGAACACATCAACCATTCTCGGCACTTTCAAGCAGATCCCGTACTGGAAGCTGCGGGGACGGTTCCACAGCTGCGGGTTCCGGGATCAGGAGATTGCAAATGCAATCGGCATCGGAACTGACACAATGAGCAAGCGGATGAACGGGAAGCAGCCTTGGACAAGCACTGAGATCGCAGAAATTTGCAAGACGCTTGATATCCCGCAGGATGAAATCGGGGAGCTGTTCTTCCCTACTGTTGAGAAAGGAGAATCCGCATGAGCAAACCTTACACCCTTGCATCCGAGCGGGCCGACGCGCCCAACGGATGCGCATACGTAGCACCGACGTTCTGGAACAAGTGGTTCCGCTGGGATGGAAGCCGGGCATCCGGCTGCTATCAGCTGGGCGGGCAGGTCAAGGACGAAAACCACACCGGCCTGCAGGTTTTTGCAGATGGCGAATGGCACCCGGTCATTGGATGGACATTGGACAGCTGCGGCCCCGCAACTGACTATCAGGAGGTAGGAGCATGAAGCTTGAAAGTGAATACGTTCTGCGGTCTGCCGCTATTTTGGCGCATTCAGCGCTTGATGATGCCAGTGCTGTAAACTCTGCGCTTCAGTATGGCGGGACGCCCGACCAGATGGCTGCCGTAAAGAAAACTGCTCAGGCGGCCAATGATGCAATCGATCATGTGCAGAACCTTCTCTATATTTTAGCTGATTTGGAGGGCATATCCTTATGAGAATCAAATCCGGCGTGTGGTATTGGCTGGCCGTGGCCAGCGGGGCCGTGGGCCTGCTGTACGGCATGGGGCTTGAGGGCAGCTTCCAGACCGGCGACACCGTCTCGGACGGTGCGTTCATCACGGCCATGGTGCTGATCCTGCTGGCGGTATTCTTTGCCCGTCTGGGCTTTGCCGCCGAAGCACGTGAGAAGCGCCGCCGCAAGGTGCACCAGCAGCCCCGCAACACTGTGAAGAGCGGTAGGAAGGCGGGCTGACACCACCCATGAATAAAGGAAAGCACTTTACCCGCGTTTGTTTGGACTGCGGCAAGGTGATGGAAAATGTTGCTGGCAACCTGTGCTTTTGCGCTTCCTGCCGCAGAGAGCGCCACAACCAATATTGCAGGGATTACAGGGCGCATAATGAAAAACCTGCCCGCGTCATGTGGTACACCGTCTGGGACGCAAAGACCGGCAATCTGCTGGCATCCGGCACGTCCGAGATGTGTGCCCGGCGGCTGAGCTACAAGAGCGCGAACAGCTTTGCGTCTGCCGTCAGCCATGGGCTCAGCGGCAGCCATCGAACTTACAAGTACACATTTGCGCGGGAACGTATCGACCGCAGCGAGGTGGACAGCCTGCCGCCGGTACGCACTATACGAAAAAAGCCCGCCGGTGCGCCAACACCGACGAGCTGCAAGGGATGATGAGTTTGAACGACTTCATCACCCCGATGATATCACAAAATCGGAGGTTTTACAATGAAAGGAATTTTGATCGAACCGGGCAAAGAACCGGTAGTCACCACCCTGCCGGACACGCTGCAGGGCATCGAAGCACTGCTGCGGTGCCCCTGTGAGCAGAAAGTCCTGCCACGCACCCCGGCAGTGCTGGTGTACGGCATCATGGGCAGAGACCTGAACCGTATCTATCGCGGCCAGCATATCTACGGGCCCATCCTCTGCTACGGCTGGAAGGGCAACAACATCCAGCACATGAGCAAGGATGTGCAGGCCGAGATGCTGGATCGCCTCAAGGACACGGAGGTGCGGGTATGACGGACTACATCATCAGTTTCAAGCTTTCCAACGAGACGGTTTATGCCTGTTACCGCGGCCGTTTCTGGCGCTGGAACGGCAGCATTTGGAAAGAAAGCCACCTCATGACGCAGAAATTCGAGCGGGCCAAGGCAGCAGACAAGAAGCTGACCCCGCAGGAATTCCTGTCTAACGGCGCGGAGTTCGCCCCGTTGGATGAGTACGAAATCGACTGCGCAATGCTGGACGCGTTGGAAAATGCCAAGCCCTGCAAGAACGCCCCCATCGAACCGATGGAAGAACACCCTACCCCATCCACGCAGTGTTTGGATGCTGCCACTGCTGCGGAAAGTCAAACTGCGGCATCCCCGACAGCGCCGGAGGGGTCAAGCCCTACGACGGAGACGGCAGATGCTGCCAGCGGCTCCGATGCTCCGGGCAATGCAACCGGAAAGAATGCTGCACTATCCGCCACCTCCGGCAGCTCTTTGAGTAATCCCGCCGCGCCCACCTTTGACTTTGGTGCAGACGACCAGACAAACGCCCTGCTTTTGCAGGATGCGCAGACCTTCATCACCGGCAATATGGCCCGCATTATGGCCACAAAGCACGCCCACGATCTGACCGTAAACCACTATCAGGGCAGCTGGGGCAAGTGGTGCACCGCTGTCGGTATCAGCCGGGACACCGGTGACAACATGGTGAGAGTTGCCGAACAGTTCGGCAACATCCAGCTGGAAGGCAAGTCCATTCTGGACGTTCAGCCCCTGAAGCTGCTGTATGCAGCGGCCAAGCCAAGCACCCCGGAGGTGGTCAAGCAAGCCGTTTTTACCGGTGACATCACTACTTACAAAGAGTATCAGGAGCTTATGGCCCAACTCAAAGCCGAAAAAGAGCGCGCCGATGCTGCCGAGAAGTCCGCTCAGAACGCCCGCAAGGAAAATGCCTATTTCAAGGAGCTGGTAAAAAGCGCCGAAGCCCAGACCTCTAAGGACGCGGAAAGGCGGGAAGAAGCAGAAAGCCGCTATGAATCCGCCCTTGCCGACATCAGCGGCCTGAAAGAGCAGAACGCCAAGCTCCAGCAGAGCTACCACGATGCAGACGAGAGCCGCATTGCGGCCAACCTCCAGCGCCAGAAAGCCGAAGCGGAACGCGACAAGGCCGAAGCCCGGGCCAAGAACGCCGAGGGCCAGCTTTCCGGCTCCCGGCAGGTGGCCGAAGCGGCCAAGCTCCGGGCCGACAAGCTTCAGGAAGAAAATGCGGCCCTGAAAAAGCAGCCCATCGCCGCCGTGGTGGATGAGGAAGAGGTAGACCGGCGGGCAGGCGAAAAAGCTTACGAGATTGCGGCCGGAATGACTGCGGACTATAAGGCACAGCAGGAACAGGATGCCCGCGATGCCTACGACAGCATCATTCTGGCCGGGCGCTCCATCACAAGCATCGTTCAGTCCGCCAAAATGCAGTTCCGCAAACTGCCGAACGACCAGCGGGAGACCGCGATCAACCAGTTCGTTCACACACTCGCATCCGCTCAAGGGGAGGTATCCGCATGTCTGTAAAGATCACGGCTCTGGAAGCCGAAAACGTCAAACGCATCAAGGCCGTTGCACTCACGCCGTCGCCCACTGGCCTCACCATCGTGGGCGGCAACAACAATCAGGGCAAGACCAGTGTGCTGGATGCTCTTGCATGGGCACTGGGCGGCGACCGTTTCCGCCCGGACGCTGCCCAGCGGGACGGCGCCGTGGCTCCGGCTCATCTGAAGGTCAAGCTTTCCAACGGTGTGGTGGTGGAACGCAAGGGCAAAAATGCCAGTCTGACCGTCACTGACCCCACCGGGCGGCGCAGCGGGCAGCAGTTGCTGAACGCCTTTGTGGAGCCGCTTGCGCTGGACTTGCCCCGCTTCATGGAAGCCACCGACAAGGAAAAGGCGGATATCCTGCTGCGGATCATCGGCACCGAGCTGCACACCCGTGACATGGAGATCAAGGCCCTGTACGACAAGCGCACCTTCACCGGCCAGCTGGCCGCGCAGAAAAAGCACTTTGCCGAAGAGCTGATCTCCTACCCGGATGCACCGGAAAAGCCGGTCAGCACGTCCGACCTCATCCGCCAGCAGCAGGAAATCCTTGCCCGCAACGGCGAGAATCAGCGCAAGCGCCAGCAGTTCCATGAGCTGGCCCGCCAGCGGGATGAAGCACTGGAAGAAATGCACCGTCTGGATGAGCGCATCGCCGAATTGACTGCACAGAGGGAAGAAGTAAGCAAGAAGCACACGCTGCTGTTCACGCAGGCCATGGATGCCAGTAAAACGGCGGAACAGCTGCAGGACGAATCCACTGCCGAACTGGAAGCATCCATCCGGGATATCGAGGAGACCAACCGCAAAGTCCGCGCCAACCTCGAAAAATCCCGCGCCGAGGACGAAGCCGCCCAGTATGACAGTGAATATAAGCGCCTGACCGAAGCCATCACGCAGAAGCGTGCCGACCGTATGGCCCTGCTGAACGGTGCCGACCTGCCCCTGCCGGGCCTTGGCGTAGAGGACGGTGCCCTTACTTATAACGGTAAGCACTGGCGGGACATGTCCGGCAGCGACCAGCTGCGGGTGGCCGCTGCCATCGTCCGCCGCCTGAACCCGGACTGCGGTTTTGTGCTGCTGGACAAGCTGGAACAGATGGACATGACCACCCTGCAGGAGTTTTCCGCATGGCTGGAAGCAGAACACCTGCAGGCCATTGCCACTCGGGTCTCCACTGGCAGTGAATGCCAGATCATCATTGAGGACGGCATGGTGAAGGATGCCGAAACTTCCCTGCCGCCCGTCACCGAAAAGCCCCAGCAGAAAAGCTGGACGAAAGGAGCGTTCTAAATGAGTAAGTATGCAGTCACTGCCGGGGTGCAGGATTCCCCGGTCAAGACCGTGCTGTACGGCCCGGAGGGCATCGGCAAAAGCACCTTTGCATCCCATTTCCCGAATCCTGTTTTCATCGACACCGAGGGCGGCACCAAAAGGCTGAATGTGGCCCGCCTGCCCCAGCCAACCAGCTGGGCCATGCTGCTGGACGAGGTGGCCGAGGTGCGCAAGGGCAGCATCCCCTGCGGCACGCTGGTCATCGACACCGCCGACTGGGCTGAACGCCTGTGCATTCAGGCCGTGTGTGCCAAAGCCAAGGTGAACGGCATCGAAGATTTCGGCTACGGCAAAGGCTACACCTATGTTAAGGAAGAGTTCGGCAAGCTGCTGGACGCGCTGGAAGAGGTGCTGCAGGCCGGGCACAACGTGGTGGTGCTGGCCCATGCCGCTATTACCAAATTTGAGCAGCCGGATGCCGTGGGCAACTACGACCGCTGGAGCATGAAAACTTCCAAACAGGTGGCCCCGCTGCTGCGCGAGTGGTGCGATATGCTGCTGTTCGCCAACTACAAGACCGTTGTGGAAAAGGTGGGCGACGGCAAGAACGCCAAGAGCAAAGCCAGCGGCGGCAGGCGTGTACTGTACACCGCGCATCACCCCTGCTGGGATGCCAAAAACCGCTTTGACCTGCCGGAGGAAGTACCCTTTGACTATGCCAGCATTGCCGCCTGCATCCCCGGCGCAATGTCTGCACAGGCACCGAAACCGCAACCGCAGCCGCGTTCCCAGCCGGAAGCCGACATCCTGCCCAGCCCGCAGCAGGAAGCAAAGCCGGTGGCTCAGCCGCAGCCCGCACCGCTGCAGGAAAGCTCCGAGAAAAATGTTCTGCTCAGTCTGGGCGTGCCCGAAAAGCTGGCCGCTCTGATGAGCGCCAACAAGGTCAGCTGTGAAGAACTGCAGGGCGTTGTGGGCAAACGGGGCTATTTCCCGGAGGATATGCCCATCAAGGACTACCCCGCTGACTTTGTGGAGGGCTGTCTGATCGCCGCATGGCCGCAGGTGTTCCAGATGGTGCTGGATAACCGTGATATCCCGTTTTAACCCTCTCACCGGGCCCGTCCGCCCTGCGGCGGCGCAGCCCCGGAGCTCCCCCGAAGGGGGAGCCAAGAATCAAGGAATCATTATAAAGGAGACTTTACTTATGAACGACATGAACACCACCGACCGCGCCCTGAGCTGGGACGACGAATTTACCAACGAGCAGCAGGAGTTCGTGCTCCTGCCCGAGGGCGAGTATGCCTTTGAGGTCACCGGCATGGAGCGTGCCCGCTTTGAGGGCAGCGCCAAGCTGCCGCCCTGCTCCATGGCAAAGCTGACCCTGAAGATCTTCGGCGGGGCCAAGGGCAACACCACCGTGACCCACCGCCTGTATCTCCACACCAAAACGCAGGGCCTGCTGGGCGCTTTCTTTGAGAGCATCGGTCAGTGCAAGCGCGGCGAGACCTTCCGCCCCCGCTGGAACGAGATCGTGGGTGCCCGGGGCTGGTGCAAGCTGGGCATCCGGGAGTACACCAAGCAGAGCGGCCCTCATGCAGGTGAGACCGGCCAGAGCAATGAGGTGCAGCGCTTCCTGCCGCCGCCGGAACCCAAGGCCGCACCCACTCAGGGCTGGACGCAGGGGGCATTCTGATGGGGCAGGAACTGAGACCCTACCAGCAGCAGGCCCGTGAACGCATCCACGCCGAGTGGGAGAACGGCCACACACGCACCCTGTTGGTGTTGCCTACCGGCACCGGCAAGACCATCGTGTTTGCATCGGTAGCAGCCGATCAGGTGCGCGCCGGTGACCGGGTGCTCATTCTGGCGCATCGCGGTGAGCTGCTGGAACAGGCAGCGGACAAGCTGCAGCGCTCCACCGGCCTTGTCAGCGCGGTGGAAAAGGCAGATGCCACCTGTCTGAATACATGGTTCCGTGTGGTGGTGGGCAGCGTGCAGACCCTGCAGCGCACCGCCCGGCTGGAACGCTTTTCTCATGATTACTTTGGCACTATCATCATTGACGAGGCCCACCACGCCATCACCGACGGCTACCGCCGCATCCTCGACTACTTCGGCAGCGCCAAGGTGCTGGGCGTCACCGCCACCCCAGACCGCGGCGACATGCGCAATCTGGGCGAGGTGTTCGACAGCCTTGCCTTTGAGTATAAGCTGACCGATGCCATCAAGGAGGGTTATCTGTGCAGGATCATGGCCCAGACCATCCCCCTGAAGCTGGACATTTCTTCTGTTACCATGAGCGGCGGGGACTACGCCGTGGGAGACCTCGGCACGGCGCTGGACCCCTATCTGGAACAGATCGCCGCCGAGATGGCCCAGCGCTGCAAAGGCCGCAAAACGGTGGTGTTCCTGCCCCTCATCAAGACCAGCCAGAAATTCCGCGACCTGCTGAACTCCCATGGATTCCGTGCCGCCGAGGTCAACGGCCAGAGCACCGACCGCAAGGAAGTGCTGGCCGATTTCGATGCAGGCAAATACAACGTGCTGTGTAACTCCATGCTGCTCACCGAGGGCTGGGACTGCCCCAGCGTGGACTGCGTTGTGGTACTGCGGCCCACCAAGGTGCGCAGCCTGTACAGTCAGATGGTAGGGCGCGGCACCCGGCTCTCCCCGGGCAAGAGCGATCTGCTTTTGCTGGATTTTTTGTGGATGACCGACAAGCACGAGCTCTGCCGCCCGGCGGATCTGGTCTGTGAGGATCGCGCCGTGGCCCGGCAGATGACCGAAAATCTGGCCCAGACCGGATGCCCGGAGGACATCGAGAAAGCAGCCGTGCAGGCCAGCGAGGACGTGGTGGCCCAGCGGGAAGAAGCACTTGCAAAACAGCTGGAAGAACAGCGCCGCAAAAAAGCCCGTCTCGTGGACCCGCTGCAGTACGAGATGAGTATTCAGGCCGAGGACCTTGCCGGATATGTGCCGGCCTTTGGCTGGGAAGCAGGCCCGCCCAGCGCTGAACAGACTGCTGCTCTTGAGAAAATGGGCATCCTGCCGGACGCTGTAGAATCTGCTGGTAAGGCTTCCCTGCTGCTGGACCGGTTGAACAAACGCCGCGCTGAAGGCTTGACCACACCCAAGCAGATCCGCGTGCTGGAACGTTACGGTTTCCAGAGCGTGGGCACGTGGAGCTTCGATGCAGCCAAACACATGATCGACCGCATTGCGGTGCAGGGCTGGCGCGGTGTGCCCAAGGGCGTGAATCCCAGAACCTATATCCCGCCTGCGGAACCGCCCGCTGCGCCGGACAGTCCTTTTAACTTTGGATGGTAACGCGAATGGAACATGAAAATGAACTCAAGGAAGCATTGGACTTCGTATCCCCGTCCGCCCTGACCTATGACGAATGGCTCATGGTGGGCATGGCACTGAAGGATTCCGGCCTGCCCGTTACCCTCTGGGAACAGTGGAGCACCCGCGATGCGGGCCGCTATCACAAGGGCGAGTGCGCCAAAAAGTGGGAAAGCTTTCACGGCGGCGGGGCCAGCCCCGTCACCGCAAGCAGCATCTTCCAGCTGGCCTACAGCCACGGATGGAGCGGCCCGGCGGGCCATGCGCTGGACTGGGGCGACGAGCTCTCTGCCGGGCCCGGTGCCCAGACCGAGGGCCGCGTGGTAGATCCCCGGTGGGTGGAAGCCCATGAGCTGGCCCTGCCCGAAGAGTGGCACCCCGCCGACCAGCTCAAGCGCTACCTGCAAGCCCTGTTTGAGCCGGATGAATATGTGGCCTATGTGACCGAAAGCTTTATGGCCGCCGACCGCCGCCGCCCTGCAAAAGGCAGCTGGACCCGCACCGCAGGGCAGCTCATCACCGAGCTGGATGCCTGCGGCGGTGACCTCGGCAAGGTGGTGGGCGACTGTGATCCTGAAGTAGGTGCATGGATCTGCTTCAACCCTGTGGACGGCACCGGACGCAAGGATGCCAATATTACTGCCTATCGCTATGCCCTCGTAGAGTGCGACAACATGGAGCTGGGCAAGCAGCAGGCTATCATCAAGCAGCTGGAACTGCCCTGTGCGGCGCTGGTCTACTCCGGCGGCAAGAGCGTCCACGCCATCGTGAAGGTGGATGCCCCGGACTACGCCGAGTACCGCAGGCGGGTGGATTATCTCTATTCCGCCTGCCAGAAAAACGGCCTGACCATCGACCAGCAGAACCGCAACCCTTCCCGCCTTTCCCGGATGCCCGGCATCCCGCGCGGTGACAAACGGCAGGTGCTGCTGGAAACGAACATCGGGAAATCCTGCTGGGACGAGTGGCGGGACTGGCTGGAATCGGAAACGGATGATCTTCCCGACTGGCACACCAGCAACGATTTTTCCAACATCCGCCCGCTGCGCGAACCTCTCATTGAAAATGTGCTGAGAAAAGGCCACAAGATGATGATTGCAGGCCCTTCAAAAGCCGGCAAAAGTTTTGCTTTGATCGAGCTGTGTATCGCCATTGCTGAGGGCACCACATGGCTGGGGCATTTTAACTGTGCACAGGGAAAAGTTCTGTACCTAAATCTGGAACTCGACCCGGATTCCTGTATGCACCGGTTTCAGGATGTTTACAATGCACTTGGTCTCCCTCCAACACATTTCAACCAGATTGCCATCTGGGACTTGCGCGGCATTCCGGTGCAGCTTGACAAATTAGCTCCAAAGTTAATTCGCCGGGCAAAGAAGCAGGGCTTCACGGCAATCATCTTCGACCCTATCTATAAGGTGCTGACCGGTGATGAAAACTCTGCAGAGCAAATGGCGAAGTTCTGCGGCCAGTTCGATAAGGTATGCCATGAACTGGATTGTGCTGTAATTTACGCCCATCACCACAGCAAAGGTGCCCAAGGCGGCAAGCGCAGCATGGACCGTGCATCCGGCTCCGGCGTGTTCGCCCGCGACCCGGATGCCATGCTGGACATGACCGAGCTGGTGCCCACCGATGCCATCCGGGAACAGCTGCACAACAAAGCCGCCTGCCGCGTGATCAAGGCCATGTTGGACAAACGCGGTCATGCGGATGCCTACGGCTTGGATGATACCCTCAGCCGCCACCGGATGCTGACCATCGCAAAGGAAAAACTGGGCCTTGCAGATCTGCGGGCCATCGATGCCGAGGTCGCGGCTGCTGAGAAAAAGGCCGACGGCATGACCGCATGGCGCATCGAGGGCACCCTGCGCGAGTTCGCCCGCTTCGACCCGGTGAACCTCTGGTTCGACTACCCTGTGCACAAGCCGGACAGCGGCCTGCTGGAGGACCTGCAGCCGGACAGCGATTTCAAAACGCTGGGCAGCCGCGGTGCATCCAAGCGCTGGGGCGATAAAGTCAAAGTGACCAAGGACAAAAAGGCCGAGCTGGACACCGCCTTTGAAGCCTGCATGATGGACGGCGAAGTTACCGTCTATGCGCTGGCCGAGTACATGGACCTGAAGCCCCGCACCATCAAGACGCGGCTGAAAGATGACGGACGGTTCTGGATCGATGGCGAGAAAGTGGGACGCAAGGAACCCGGCAGCGCAGGTTAAACATTTTGTAATAACTTCAATTACAGCTTGTTGTAAAAATGCAGAAATAGCCGCTATTTTGCACGACACGAAAAACTGCAATTTTGCAGTTATAGCCGCTATGACTGCAGATTTTGCAGTGCAAAATAGCCTATATATAATAGCTAAAACTGCAACTGCAATTGTGATGGGGCATCCCGAAGGATGGGGCGTACACAGCCCCCATCCATTCGGGGAACCCTCCCCATCACGTTGGCGCTAAAACCTGAAAAAAGAAAAACGAGGTGAACCCCATGTACATGCAATTCTTTATCCCCATGCAGCCGCCCACCACCACCCACAACGCAAAGCAGCTGCACGCCTACATGAAGGGCGGGCAGCCGCACGCGGTGCTCCACGACAGCCCAGAACTGAAACAGACCCGTGCCAAGCTCCACGCCCATCTGGCACCCCACGCGCCGGAAAAGCCCATCCCCGCAGGCCGTCCGGTGCGTCTGCTGGTCAAGTGGTGCTTCCCTGCCGAGGGCCGCAAAAACGGCAGCTGGCGCACCACAAAGCCGGACACTGACAATCTGGAAAAGGCCCTCAAGGACGAAATGACCCGCCTGCACTTCTGGGCCGACGACGCGCAGGTGTGCAGCGAGATCGTTGAAAAATTCTGGTCGGACCCCTGCGGCGTGTTCGTCCGGGTGGAGGAACTGTAAATGACCTACGAAGAGAAAAAGGCATGGCTCTGGCGGTACCGGACGGCCAAGCGGTTCGAGCTGCTCAAACTTGACGAGCTGGCCACGCTGCAGACCGATGCCACCCACACCACCCAGCGCTTTTCCCCTGTGCCGGGCGGCAGCGGCGACGGACAGGCTCTGCCCCGCAGCGTGGAGCGCATCGACGAAGCCCGCCGGGCCGCTGAGGCGCAGTCTGCCGTGTGCGACGCCATCCGGGCCGAGATCATGGAGGTGTTCAGCCAGCTGGACGATGAGGTGGATTTCATGATCCTGTTCCGGCGGTACATCCTGCTGGAGGACTGGCCGGACATCGCGATCAACATCCGCAGTTCCCGCAGCCAGATGTTCCAGCGCCACAGCGCGGCCATAAAAAGACTGAATATCAAAAGTCCGGACTGAACCGGAGCGAACCGGACTTGATAATACTGTCAACCCCTGCTAAAATTTAAAATGCCGAAGCCCGCAGGAAAGACTTACTCCCTTCATCCCTGCGGGCTTTGTGCTGCCTGGCTGACACAGAGGATCACCTTTCCCGACCAACAGCCTGAATGTACCAGCCGGGCGTTTTTTTGAATATCCTGCCGTTCGGATCTTCCGGGCGGCTTTTTGATTTTACGGCAAGAGAGGTGGTGACGTGGCCAACGAAGAAAATCTCATCCCGTTCAACGAACGAACGGAGAGCGAACAGAGACAGATCGCCCAGAAGGGCGGCATTGCTTCCGGTGCGGCCCGCCGCCGCAAGCGCAGCATGAAGGAAGCCGCCGACTACTACCTGAGCCTGCCGGAGACCGACCGCCGCCGGGTGAATGCCCTGCTGCGGGATGAGGTGGACAATGAGGACATCGACAATCAGATGTCGGTGGTCATGGGCATTACTGAAGCCGCCAAGCGCGGTGATGCCCGTGCCGCCGGGGTGCTGCTGAAGATGCTGGGCGAGGAGACTGTGCAGGAGAATCCGGCAGCGGATGCACTGGAAGCTGCCCGTAAGCTGCTGGGAGGTGTGGACAGTGCCATTGACTGAGTTTCAGCAGGAGTTCCTTCGCAATTGCTCCCACCGCTGGAACGTCAAGACTGGGGCCACCCGCTCCGGCAAGACCTATCTGGACTGCGCTGTTACCATCCCCAAGCGCATCTGCGCGGCCCGGGACGAGGGCCTTTGCGTCATGCTGGGCAACACCCTCGGCACGCTGGAGCGCAACGTGCTGGAGCCCATGCGGGCCCTCTGGGGTCCGGAGCTTGTGGGCGTGGTGCGCACCTCGGCGTCCGGCAACATCGTGCAGCTGTTCGGCCGCAAGGTGTACGTGCTGGGTGCCGACAACAAAAAGCACATTGCCCGCATTCAGGGTGCAGCCTTCGAGTACGCCTATGGGGACGAGATCACCACATGGGACGAGGGCGTGTTCCAGATGCTCAAGAGCCGTCTGTCCTGTCCACACAGCCATTTTGACGGCACCTGCAACCCGGATAATCCACAGCACTGGTTCAAGCAGTTTCTGGACAGCGACGCGGACATCTACTGTCAGGCCTACACCATCGACGACAACCCCACTCTGCCGCCGGAGTTCGTGGCTCAGCTGAAAAAGGAGTACGCGGGCACGGTCTACTATAACCGTTTCATCCTCGGCCAGTGGGCTGCAGCGGGCGGCATCATCTACCGGCCCTTTGCGGACAGCATTGCCGCCGGGGATGGGCGTTTCCTCTGGCCTGCGGACAAGCCCTGCCGCCCGTGGCGCATCCACATCGGGGTGGACTTCGGCGGCAACGGCTCCCGGCACGCTTTTGTTGCTGCCGGCATCCTGCCCTACTACGCGGGGGTCGTGGGGCTGGCATCCGCCCGCATCGACCCGAAGGATCAGGATGCAGACTTCCTCGCCGCGCAGCTGATCGATTTCTGCACCGCCGTGTTCGCGCGGTACGGCGAGATCCACTATATTTTCTGCGACAGCGCCGAACAGACGCTGATCAACCACATTCGCACCCGGCTGCGTGCCTCCCACCTGAGCTGGCTGGCCGACCGGGTGCAGAACAGTGCCAAAATCCAGATCATCGACCGCATCCGCCTGACATCCATCCTGATGGGTGGCGGGCGCTTTTGGTATCTGCCGGAGGCTGCCACCCTGCGGGACGCCCTTGCCAGCGCCCTGTGGAGCCAGAAGCACCCCGGCGTGGATGAACGTCTGGACGACGGCACCACCGACATTGACACCCTCGATGCCTTCGAGTACACCATCGAACGCGATTACAGGAGACTGACTGCAAGATGAACGTTGCCGCTTTTATTGAATACCTGAACAAAACCAGAAATCTGCGGCTGGATGCAGACTACTACGGCAATATCGAAATCTGGCGGCAGTGGTGGAAGGGCGACGTGCCCGACATCCACGACCAGAAAGAGGACGCCCCGGACGGCAGCGTCATTTCGCGGCGTCTGGCTTCCCTGCGGATGCCGAAGCACGTCTGCGAGGACTGGGCAAACCTGCTGCTCAACGACAAGACCACTCTCCAGATCGGCGATGCATCCACCTCTGCCTATCTGCTGGGCAGCGATGAACAGCAGACCGGGGGCCTTTTGCGGCAGCTGCATTTCTGGGAGAACGCAAACCGGCTGGTGGAGCAGGCCTACTGGTCGGGCACCGGCGCTTTTGTGATGAGCGTGGAGAACCTGACGGTGGATGCCTCCGGCAACGCTCTGCCTTCGCCGCAGGGGAGCATCCGGCTGGACTACGACCCAGCCTGCTGCATCCTGCCCATCAGCGTGGAGCGCGGCGTTGTGACCGAAGCGGCCTTTGTGTCCGAGTGCATGATGGGCGGCAAGCCTGCCGTCTACCTGCAGACCCACACGGTCAGGAACGGCAGCCGCACCATCACCAACGAATGGTTTGAGGTGACGGACGATATCTCCGGCACGCCGAAATTCGCGAAGGCCAAGACCCCGCCGGGCATGGTGGAGAGCATCACGGTCAGCGGCTCACCGGCATGGTTCAGCCTGTTCAGCCCGGCGGCTGCCAAGAACATCGACGGCGGCATGGGGCTGGGCATGAGCATCTTCTCCGAGGCGCTGGACGCGGCACAGATGGTGGACTACGCCTTCGACAACTACCGGCAGGACATCCGCCTCGGCGGCAAGAAGATCTTCTATGACCGCTCCCTGTGCCGCAAGTGGGTGGACAAGGAAGGCACCGAGCACGCCGTGCCGCCGGATGCCGTCCACCGGCAGGTCTTCTACGAGCTGCCCACGCCGGAAGGCGGCATCGACCAGCCCGCTGCATGGCGGGAGTATAACCCCGACCTGCGCACCGCTTCCAACCATCAGGCGGTGCAGGACGCGCTGGACATGATGAGCTTCAAGTGCAAACTGGGCTGCCACCGCTATAAGTTCGATCAGGGCACCGTGACCACCGCCACCGAGTACACCGGCAGCCGTCAGGATCTGGTGCAGAACGCCAACAAGAACCAGATCCCCATTGAAACGGCGCTGATCGGCATTCTGCGGGCCATCCTGTGGGCGGCAAAGAACCTGCTGGGCGCACCGGTGGACCCGGACACCAGCATTTCCGTCAACTGGGACGACAGCTACATCGTCAGCGAGCAGGAACGCACAAACCAGCTGCGGGAGGACGCCATTGCGGGCCTTGTGCCCCGCTGCCGGTATCTCGCTGCCCGGTACAGCCTGAGCGAGGACGAGGCCCACCAGTGGACAGCAGAAGCCAAGGCAGACAGCCACACTGACGAAGCCCTCACCTTCGGGGGTGCCTGATGCTGCCGCCGAGCTATCTCGACCAGATGCCGGATGCCTTTGTGCAGCTCTGGCAGCAGGTCGAAGAGCAGATCCTGCAGGACGTTGCCCGGCGCATCGGCAAGATGGACAAAGTGACTGCTGCTGCAAACTGGCAGCTGTGGCGCTACCAGCAGACCGAAGCGCTGCGCAATGATGTGGTCAAGCTGCTGGCAAAGTACAGCGGCAAGAGCGAAACGGCCATCCGCAAGCTGCTTTTGCAGGCCGCCACCGAAGCCATGGAGCGGGAAGATGCGATCTATTACCACTACGACATGGAGCCGACCCCCTTTGAAGAGAGCGCCGCCCTGAACAATTTGCTGGATGCCGGTGCGCGGCAGACTTGCGGCACGTGGCAGAACATCACCGCCACCACGGCAAACACCGTCACAGGGGCCTTTGAACGCACACTGGACGCTGCATGGCTCAAAGTGAGCACCGGTGCCTTCGACTACAAAACCGCCGTCAAGCAGGCCGTGGACAGCCTTGCAGACGAAATGCCCATGGTCACATACCCCAGCGGGCATAAGGACAGCATCGAGGTGGCCGCGCGGCGTGCCGTGCTCACCGGTGTGAACCAGACGACTGGCAAGCTGCAGGTGGCCCGCGCCGACGAGATGGGCGTGGCGTTCTTCGAGACCACCGCCCACGGCGGGGCACGACCTTCTCATGCAGAGTGGCAGGGACGGCGCTTCCACCGGGGCGGCGCGGTGGACTACAAGGGCAGGCACTACCCGGATTTTGAAGCTGCCACCGGCTATGGTACCGGCGCAGGCCTTTGCGGCTGGAACTGCCGCCACACCTTTTTCGCGGTGTTCCCAGAACTTGGCGACCCGCCCCAATGGACACAGGAACAGCTGCAGGAGCTGAACGCCCGGAATATCGAGTACAACGGCAAAAAGTACACCGCCTACGAGATATCCCAGATGCAGCGTGCCCGGGAGCGGAACGTCCGCCGCTGGAAAAAGCGGTATCTGGCCGAGGATGCTGCCGGGCTGGACGCCACCGACAGCGCTGTGCGCCTGAAAGCGGCCCGCCAGAGCCTTGCAGAGTTTGCACAGGCCACCGGTGGCCGTGTGGACAGCGCCCGTGTCAGCGTGCCGAAGTTCGGCAGGAGCGAAGCCAGTAGGGCAAGTGCAAAATCTCAGGCGCATCACACCGACTGGCTCAAGTCTATCAATGCGCAGAGTACCAGCCTGAATACCGTTGCAAAATATTATGATGCACGGTATAATAATACCGAAGAATATCGGTTGCTGATGCAATATGCCAACAGCGTAAAAAGAGGCTGGCTTTCGCCGCTTGCAGGTTTTGACCTGTACAAGAGTACGCACGAGCGCATCCAGACCGAGCTTGTGGGCAAGACTACTGCGGATGGTACTGTTATTACTGGACATACCGCCCATTTCATGGAGCGTATATTCGGCACATTGGTCGACCCCGATAAGTTAAAATATGACCTTAAAATCATCCGGCGAAGCGGTGTTGGCTATGAAGCCATGCGTGATACCGTTTTGAATCCTGAGCGCATCAACCCTGTAAAAACGGATTCAAGAGGAAAGCGAAGCGTGCGCCTTATTGGCAAAGCGATCGTCACGATAAACCCAGACACGGGACAGCTGATTCAGCTGAATCCAAGGAGTGAGCAAAAATGACCTTTTGTTTTGAAGATTTAGATACTGATTCCAAGGAGTTTTTGAAGAAGCATGTTCCCAGCGCTGTAAACTGCAGGAGTCTGGACGAGCTTCTTTTGGAGCTTGATGATTTCATCACATCGACCTTTGACGAAAATGACGAGCCGACAGCTCTTTCTCGTGAGGGCGAAGCAGTGTACGACAGAATCTACTGTTGCACGCCGTAATTCATAACATCAACTGAACCACGATGCACACGCACCGTGGTTTTCTTTTACCCATTTTTCAGGAGGTACACTATGGTTACTACGGTTCTTGTTGTTTTGATGATCCTTGCCCTGCTTGAGATCGTTCTGCTGAACGGTGCCCGGCTGTTCTTCATGATCGTATCTGCCATTCAGAACGCGCAGGACGACAAATACACGCCGCACCCGCACCCCAAAAAGTAA